GAGGCGGTAAAAAATATACTGAGGTAGCAAAACGCATAGAGGTTTTCCGCGCTCACTTCGGCATAGATTATGGTTTTAACACAGAAATTTTAGTTGATGATGGGCAGCGCGTAGTAGTTCGCGCAAGCATAAAGCATTTCTCTGGGTTTGTTATTGCCCAAGGCGTTGCAGAAGAAATACGCGGCAGCAGTAATGTCAATACAACATCTGCGCTAGAAAATTGCGAGACAAGCGCATGGGGTAGAGCATTAGCTGCTATAGGTTTGCATGGCGGTCAAATAGCCAGCATTAATGAAATCGAAACTGCAAAACGCAATCAGCAAGCAGTCGCGCCACAGCCTACGCCAGAACCAGCTGGACTAGAGCCTGACATTGCGATTGATGAAATACAAAAGATTCCAACACAAACTGGTTTGACCAGCTGGGTTAATGACAATCAAGCATATCTGGATTCATTAAGCCAAACCGATAAACAAAATTTTCAAAAAATCTTGAACGCATACAATAATCGAAAGGAACAATTAAATGCAGCATAAAGATCTGGGAAATAGTAATTGTAAATTAAATTGGCCTGCGCCTGGTGCTGGTCAGGTCAGTTGCAGCTTTTGGTTTAATATTGAAGATGAGGAGCTGTTAACTGCGCTCAAAAATTATTACCAAAAAGCAGGCAAAGCACCTGGCCTTAGTTTTTCATCGCGCTGGAACGGCAACTATTCACAAATTGGCAGGGTAAATTTATTCTGGCCTGATGAGCCAAAAAATGAAGCCGTAGGAAGCTCATACAGCGCGTCTGACTATACCGCGAATCCAATTACACAGCAGAACCAACAAATCCAACCAGCGGCCTCTGAAGAGCCAGTAACAGGGGGGCATGGCGGTGCAGCAGCTTTCAGATAAAAAATTGCTTTTTTCAGCGAAAGAAGCTGGCGAAATTATGTTTGGTGAATGGAATGATACAACACGCAAGAAGACTTATAGACTTTTGCACGCTGGTACAATTGAAGGTATGAAACTTGGTAAGTCTTGGATTATTCCAGTAAGTGAATTACAAAAGTTTAAAGAGCCTGTCCAAGTTGAACAGGCTCCGACACCTTTTAAGATTGGTTAGCCAAACATCGCGCTGGCAGATGCTGCGCGTGCTTTATCTTGTTTCTCTGCATTCTTGGAATAGTGACCGTATTGGCGGTATGTGGATGCAGGGGAGCTGTGACCCATCAATGCTGCTACCTCTGCCCCATCCTCACCAAGAGCTGATAGCTGGACGCTAGCAAAAAAATGACGCATATCACCCCATAACATAGTATCTATATTTGCAGTACGGCATGCACGCCTGATGCAAGTAGCTAAAACTTTTTTAAGCAATGGTGTGCCTGCGCTACTGCAAAACACATAGTCGCTAGGCTGGCTACATACAGACTGTAATTTGTGTCTGCGTAAAATAGATAATACTTCTTGTGGAACTGGTAGTGTACGATTACCGCGCTTGGTTTTAGGATCTTTAATAACTGCTGTTGTGTTATGTGCAACAGCTTGACGCACATGCAGCTCAGCTGTATCGAAGTTAATAGCATCCCATGTCAATGCGCGTAGCTCACCAGAGCGAATACCAGTGGCAAGAGCTGTAAGTATAGCTGCTTGGAAAACAAGCTGCTCACTGTCCAAGCTAGCTACTAGTTTTTGTATTGTCTCAGGCTGGATGCGTCGCGCACGATCTGACACTTCCGCTGACATGCCAAGAGATACTTTATCCATTGGGTTTATGTCTGCCCAGCCTTTTATAACGCAGTAATTTAGAAATGATTTTAAAAACTTGATGCGCTTTTCTGCTGTAGCTTTAGATTTGTTTTCTGCTTTTATCCCACGCAACAATGCAGAGCTAACTTCATCACGCGCTGTCTTAATACACAGCTTATTTAGATCCCACTTACATAATGGTATGCCGTCAATTTTTATAAATGCACAATAGTCTAGTGAGCGCTCAATTTCTTTGACATGATTTTTAGCAACATCACCGTCTGTTACGCGCACTTTTTGTCTAATAATGAAAGATTGTATAGCATCAGCACATTTTCTAGGCTTCTGGTTTTCTATGACCAGCCCTAGTGTGTGTTTAGAAATAAGTTTATCTGCGGCTAGTGCTGCCTCTTGTTTGGTTGAGTAATTGCCATGTTTGTCAGTGTACCCAACACGCCTTGCGTCTATGACATAGTAATCTCTATATTTCCTAACTGATAAAGTTTTCACTTTTCTACCCCTAGTTGTTTTCACAATTGATATTGTAATTCACTTAACTTGATATATTACGAATCAATTATGACATATTGTGTCAATTATTACAATATGACAGGGATAAAAATGCGAACAATTTTGCGAACATTTACAAAAAAAAACCTCAGAGAAATTCTCCGAGGTGTCTTAAAGTACTGTATTTATTATAAAAAACTGTGGCATCCCGTAGGGGATTCGAACCCCTGTTGCCGCCGTGAAAGGGCGAGTAAAAAGCAGAATTATGGGTAATTATAGGCAATGATATCCCATTAGACCCACCTTGTACCACCCTTGCCCACCATGATACTGCGAACATTTTGCGAACAATTGCGAACCTAATACCTAGCCATCAAACTAGGTTTGCCTTCACCAGAACCACCCATCGACTTTTTCTTTTTTTCTCGCATAGGTTGTCCTGTGCGTGCAGATGCTTTTTTTGCAGTTGCCATTCCCTGTGGGCTATAATCAAATTCTTTATTCCCAACTTTCGGCATAATCGATCCTAACTTTTCTTATGTGTGTTTGCGAACTTACGTGCAGCTGCTACGCTGCCAAAACCCCAATCGCTCAATGCTTCTGCTTTTGGAGTCTTGCGTCCTTTGCTGTCTTTCATTGCCCCACGCATGCCTGCAAAACGAGCTGCAAAACTAACGCGCCTGCCACTAGTGCCAGTTTTCTCTGGCGGCCTACTCACAGTTATTTTTCTTTAGGTTTGAAGCCGCCTTTTTTGCGCTTCATCATGTTGTAAGTAGACGCATCAACAGTGCTATTTTTTTTGCTTCTGCTTGTGCCAGCTTTTTTACGTTTATTCATATTTTCATAGAGGCTCATGTTGTAATCAGGCTAAGCGCCTGCTCCCTTGTTGAATTGTTGCGCCTTGTCCAACCACGCCCAAAAGTCTCGAAAGTTTTGAGGCGCTCATAGAATGCCTGCCTGCGCATATACAGACGTTCTACTGTTTCTTTGGGGTCTAGCTGATACACTGCTTTGAGTGTCTGCTGCCCTATCACACCGTCAGCTGTAACCCCAGCATGTTTCTGCAACATGCGTGCAGCTCTGCCTGTTCCGCTGTTTACTGCCCAATCAAAAACTGACCAATCGATACCAGCTGGTAATTTGTCAGCCATAACGCGATTCCAATAATTTTGTTTATAGATAGGCAGCACATCGTCTTCTGTCAGGTCACGCATGTCTTTTGTGACAAAATCATGCTCCATACAAAAACCCTCATAGACGCGCTGTGTCACACCTAAGTTAGTAACCCCCCCAGGGTCAGAGGGATGGTCTACATACCCACCCTCGTGTTCAATAAGCCACGCAAAGCATTGTTCAAAATTAGTGTTCATTCTTTCGGTTTCCTTTTAATAGATTCAGCTAGTCCACCACCGAAATAAAAACCTATGATCAGCAGCATTATCTCACCAATGTAGAAATCTGATAAAACCATTTTGACTGTTATTGCGTTGCCATAGCCGAACAATGTCATGCTTAAAACTAAAAAAAACGAAAGCAAAAATGTGGCGCCAAACATCAACGCTAAATATCGCTGCGCAATTTTAAAAGGTGCATAGCTTTTCATCAGCTCCACCTTTGCAGCTGTCTTTGCTTCTATCGCCTCTGTTTCACTAGTATGCATAGAGTCAATTAGATCCATGCCTTTAGATAAAATTTTATCTGACCCTAATATTTTACCAATCACGCCAATCATTACTTACTCCTTGATGCCCAGGCACTGGTTGTCATAAACGTGGCTACTATCCCCAGATTTGCTATAATGTATGTTGAGAGCAAAGCCGTTACAGTTTCTATTCTGGCTTCGGAAACGAGCGTTGACATGCTCACGCATATAAAAGCTATAGAGCTGATAGAGCTGACCCAGCATATCAGCCGTTGCTGGTCAGCCATGCGGTTGCTGTTTTCTAACTTCAGCATTCGCTCTTCTGTGTCCAGCTCTTCAGCTGTAACGATGCCATCACCGTCCAAATCGTGTTTTAATGTTGCCATCAATCACCTCATAAAAATATAAATGTTGCTGCCAGCGCAGCGACTGATGCGCATATTGCGAAAACTACCCCTGCCCCTATCTCCAAATCGTGTATAAATTTTTTGCGCCTTTTCAGACGCTCTCTGCGCTCAGCTTTTTCTGCTTCTTTTTGTTCGTGGATTCTTTGTGATCGCAAAGTAACTATGCTAGCCCAAGTGCCAAAACCAAATCTTGCGTCTATGAGCTGTTTCATCATATCTAGCTCCTCTTCAGCTAGCTTGGCATCAATAACCTCATGGGCGACATCTTTGTGTGAATTAGCTTTGCGTTTTGCCGCATTGGCTTGGTCACGCCCATCGAATAGATTATCAATAGCGCTAGCCATCTCACCAATATCTTTGGCTGTATTGATATTTTCACGTATAAAACTGACCCCACTGCGTACAAGCGCCAAGCCAGTGAGTACCTCTGCAACAACCATTATTTAGATACCAGTATTGATAGTAGCAATAGAATGACTGCGCCAGCTGTTCCAATCATAATAGC